AGATTTGGCAAAACAGTATGTATGATCAACCACCTAATTAGGTCAGCATTACTGTCCAAAAATAACAACCCTAGATATGCTTACATTGCACCAACCTTTAAACAAGCAAAGTCTATCGCATGGGATTACATGAAACAGTTTACCGCCAAGATACCTCACACTAAATTTAACGAAACAGAGCTGCGTGTAGACCTACCTAATGGTGCTAGGATTACCTTGCTAGGCTCTGAATCTCCAGATGGGTTAAGAGGTATATACCTTGATGGCTGCGTGATTGATGAATACGCAAATGTAAACAGTAAGTTATTTCCAGAAATAATTAGACCAGCACTGTCTGATAGAAAAGGCTACTGCGTATTTATAGGTACACCTATGGGAATGAACAACAACTTTTACGAACTATACCAACACGCACAAGGTGCGGAAGATTGGTTTAACTACAAAGCTAAAGCATCAGACACAAAGATTGTAGACAATGATGAGTTGGTCAAGGCAAAAGAAGTTATGGGAGAGAAGAAGTACCAGCAAGAGTTTGAGTGTGATTGGATAGCCAATATCGAGGGAGCTGTCTATGGAGATGTAATTACAAAACTAGATGATGATAAACAGCTTACAAGAGTTCCCTACGATCCAACATTACCTGTATCAACATCATGGGATCTTGGGGTCTCCGACCACAGTAGTATAATATTTTATCAACAGTTAGGAAGATCAATAAATATAATAGATTACCACGAAGAAAGAGGTCAAGGTTTACCCTACTATGTTAAGATGATTAATGACAAAGACTATGTTTACAAAGATCACTTTGCACCACACGACATTGAAGTTACCGAATTTGGTAATGGCAAAACCCGAAGAGAGGTCGCATATCAATTAGGAATTAGATTTAAGGTCGTACCAAAAATTCCACTAGAGGATGGCATCCACGCAACAACAATGACGTTACCTAGATGTTGGATTGATACTGACCATTGCAAAAAGTTAATAGATGCGTTAAGACATTACCACAGGAAGTACATTGACAAAAATAGAATGTTTAGATCGAAACCTGTACACGATTGGAGTTCTCATGCTTGTGATGCAATGCGTTACCTAGCAGTTGGACTACAAGAAATTAATACTAGACAATCAGCTCCACAAAGTGTAGCAGATAATAGTTACAGGATTATATAATTATGGGTTCACTTTTTAAACCAAAAATGCCACCGCTGCCACCAGTTCCACCCGCACCGGAACCACCTTCTTCTGAACTTTCACAAGAAGAAAAAGATAGAATTGCTGCCGAACAAGCTAAGATTGCAAGAAAAAGAAAAGGTAGAAGTTCTACAATTTTAACTGGACCACTAGGTATAGAGGAAGAAGCAGAAACAGAAGATAAAAATTTATTAGGATCATAATGTTTAAAGCTATTAAAAATATTTTTAAAAAAAAATCAAAACAAGAACCTTTGGTTGTGCAAGATGAAAAAAGAACTTACGAAAAAAAAATAGATCACAGTAATGATATTAGTTTTGAAAATGAAGTTAAAGTAAAACAGGCTAAAGAAACAATATCTGAAACAAAGTCAGATACTAAATCTGGATTAGGAGGATAATATGGGAGGAGCAGTAAGAAGAGTAATTAGACCTACACCACCACCACCACCACCTCCGGTTACACCAACAGCACCAGAAGTTTCACAATCAAAAGCAGCAGATGCTTACGATCCAAGAAAAACAAAAGCTAAAGGTAGATCAACAACAATTAAAACAACTTCAAAAGGTGTACAAGATGAAACTTTAACATTAGGTGTAACAAGTTTATTAGGACAATAATGGCAAGAACAGATTTATCAAAAGGATTACTATCCAGATACGAAAGACTAGAAGGTCAAAGACAAAATTGGGAAACACATTGGCAGGAAGTTGCAGATTATATGCAACCAAGAAAAGCAGATGTAACTAAAAAAAGAGCTAGAGGTGATAAAAGAATGGAACAAGTTTTTGATTCTTCACCAATACAAGCAGTAGAATTATTAGCAGCATCATTACATGGTATGCTAACAAATCCATCAACACCTTGGTTTACTTTAAGATTTAAAGATCAAGAAATTGACAGTGAAGATGAAGCAAAACTTTGGTTAGAATCTGCAACAGATGCAATGTACACAGCATTTAACAGATCAAACTTTCAACAAGAAATATTTGAATTGTATCATGACCTAATTACATTTGGTACAGCAGCAATGTTTATTGAAGAAGATGATGATGATATTATAAAATTTTCAACAAGACATATTGATGAAGTTTATATTGCAGAAAATGATAAAGGTAGAATAGATACAATATTTAGAAGATTTCATTTAAGTGCTAGAGCTGCAATGCAAAAATTTGGTGATACAACATCAATGGATATTAAAGGTATATTTAAAAAAGATCCATACCAAGAAGTAGAAATATTACACGCAGTTTATCCAAGATCAGATTTTAATCCTAAGAAAAAAGATAAAGGTAATATGCCATTTGAATCTGTTTACCTAGAATATAAAAATGGTAATGAATTATCTGTTGGTGGATTTAAAGAGTTCCCTTTCGTAGTACCTAGATATTTAAAAGCATCAAATGAAATTTATGGTAGATCACCTGCAATGACAGCACTACCAGATGTTAAGATGCTAAATGAAATGTCAAAAACTACAATCAAGGCTGCACAGAAACAAGTTGACCCACCACTATTAGTTCCGGATGATGGCTTCTTACTTCCTGTAAGAACTGTACCCGGTGGATTAAACTTTTACAGAAGTGGTACAAGAGATAGAATAGAACCATTAAACATTGGTGCAAACAATCCACTAGGTTTAAACATGGAGCAACAAAGAAGAGACAGTATTAGAGCTGTGTTTTATGTTAATCAACTTATGATGCAAGATGGTCCGCAAATGACAGCAACAGAAGTTATCCAACGTAACGAAGAAAAGATGAGACTACTAGGTCCTGTCCTTGGCAGACTACAATCAGAATTATTAAAACCATTAATTGATAGAGTGTTTGCAATATTACTTAGAAACAATATGTTACCACAAGCACCAGACTTTTTATCTGGTAGAGACATAGAAATAGAATATGTTTCTCCTTTAGCTAAAGCACAAAAATCTTCTGAGCTACAATCTATTATGAGAGCTATAGAAATATTAGGTAGTCTTGCAAATGTAGCACCAGTATTTGATTATGTTAATTTTGATAATTTAGTTAAACACTTAGCAGACATTGTTGGTGTACCACAAAAAATATTAAAATCACAAAACCAAGTAAATGCAGAAAGAGAACAATCCGCAGCACAAGCTGAACAACAACAACAAATGGCACAGATGCAACAAGTTGCACAAGCCGGAGGAGATATAGCACCACTAGCAAAAGCATTGCCAGAAGAAGCAAAGGCTTTAGTTAATTCAGAAGTGGAATAATATGACACAAGATAAACAACTAGAAAAATTTATAGAGGGATTAAAAAAAAATTATAAATACATATTCAATACAGATGAAGGTAAAGAAGTTTTATCTGACCTTGAAAAAAGATGTCATTATCATTCTACCACCAATGTAAAAGGTGATAGCCATGAAAGTGCATACATGGAAGGACAACGTAGTGTCATTCTATTTATTAAATCAATGCTACGAAAAGATAAGGAAAAATAAAAATGTCAAATGAACAGATAACACAGGAAACTGTGCCTGTAGAAACAACGACTACAGAAACAGTACAACCAACAACACCAACAACAACTCCCGCTGCACAAACAACATCATCTTGGAAAGATTCTATTAGTGAAGATTATAGAAATGATCCTAGTATAGAAAAATTTACTGAGATAGATGCGTTAGCAAAATCTTATATCAATGCAACTAAAATGATTGGTCAAGATAAAATAGTTATACCTACAAAAAATTCTACAGAAGAAACTTGGCAAGAAGCATATACAAAACTAGGTAGACCAGAATCTCCAGACAAATATAGTTTTGATGTTAAGTCAGATGTAGTTACTATGGATGAAGGTGCAATTAAATCTTTTGCAGAACAATCACACAAGTTGGGATTAAATAATAAACAAGCAGCAGGTATATTAGATTTTTATAAAAATAATATGGAAGGCTCTGCACAACAAGCAAAGATAGATACTCAAACCGCACAAGCTAATTCTGAACAAGAGTTAAGACAAGAATGGGGTAGAGACTTTGAAGGTAAAGTAAAACAAGCTGGTGCATTAGCTAAAGCAAATATTAATCCAGAAGTTTTAGATATGACTTTATCAAATGGAATAAGACTTGGTGATCATCCAGAAATAATAAAAGGCTTTGCAAAGATAGCAGAGATGATGTCAGAAGATAAAATTGTTGCAACTGAAAGTGAAAATGTAAATACAGTTGCTGATATTGAAACTGAAATATCAACTATTACAAATGATACTGATGGACCTTATTGGAATAAACAACATCCAGATCACGATAAAGTAGTACAACAAGTTTATACATTAAGAGAGATGTTACATGCAGATAAATAATCTTAATGATCAAGAGATTCGATTAGAAATATTGCGGTTGGTTAAGGAGGTTGGTTCTAATGAACAAAAAAATGATCCCTTGCCAACTGCAGAAAAATATTATAATTGGATAATAAGTAAGAAAATTCGTAAGAACCTTACTGGCAAGAAGGAATAGACTTCTACTCTAAAAGAGTTTAAATCCAAGAATTGCCTACTCATGTGAGTGGATAACCTTTCTGATTTTATAATAATAACAATAATAATGGAGAGACAATTATGTCAACAAATATAACTACAGCATTTGTACAGCAGTATTCTGCTAACATACAAATGTTATCTCAACAAATGGGATCATTATTAAGAGACAAAGTCAGACAGGAAAGTGTTGTTGGAAAAAATGCTTTCTTTGACCAAG